GCATCATTACCGTTCCGGCGGCGGGTCCTGCCCATCCTATCGAATCGGAGCAGACGAAGATCAACTCCGTGTTCATGCGAGATATGCAGACCATCAAGCAACTTTCGATCAGCAAGGTCAACCTACATATTGTCAGTGCCCAGATCAACGGTTTCAATCTACATTTCACGATCGGATATAACGAACCCTACTAAGGTCCCATTCCATGGCACAACGGATCCTAAAGATAAATTACACTCAGATGGCAGCTCATTTGGGTGAACGGCTAGCACGCTCGCAGGATCCAGACACCCCACCCCATAACCTCACTTTCGGGTGTGTTCATGGAATCCTGACCAGCTTGTTTAATGATTACGAGGGTGAGCTTAACTACCCTTTCGGGAAGGAACATCTTACTGAGGTCCCATACGGCACCATTGGCGCAGAAGCTAAAGCTCTTACGGAAATCCTTTTCGAAGACCTTAAGGGTGACAGTTTCGAAGACGTGGTGATCAGTAATTCGCCCGGGGTTGTAGCGTGGTATAAGGAGAATCCCATCATGTTCCCCTTGGTACTCATTAAAGTAAGTTGAAGGGGGTAGTAAATGGCCATTAAACCATTGATGAATGACATCGTTGACTTCAAGTACGTTCGTGCTGGGGTCATCGGTGATGAAGAACGGGGCTGTGTTGTTATCGGCCCCGAGTTGAGTTTCCAAGCGGCGCGCTTGATTTCCCCGGAGATCGTTGTAAAGCACTCCAACCTGTTTCCTTACTTCGCTGACAAGGTCAACCAGAACAACGACCCAGCGGCCTACAGCTACTTCCTGATCCGTCGCCCTAACGACTCCGTCGAAGTCATCGGCTACCCGTGGGTTAACGACGACACGTTCAAAACAGTTGCCGGTCGAGTCCGCATCTACAACCTGAGTAACTTCAGCGAGAAGATGTCAGGTCCCATTGCCAAGCTGTTTGCTGACTTGGGCGTGACCTACACGTACAACGACGTCGACAACTGACAGTTTTCAAAAACCACACCTCCTATTAGTTAGGGGGTGTGGGTAACTTTTTTATTTGCCACCTTATTTTTTTTTCTAACTTAACACGTACGAGAGCATCGGATCATGGGTGTACCTGCTAAAGTAGACGGTGGTGTAACCATCGCTGTATCACCCTTCATGGATAAGAATTACGAAACCAACCGCAACTTTCTGAAACCTTATCACTACCAAGCCGCCAACTTCTTGTCGATCATGTACAACTATGATTACGACCATTTGTTGGAACTGATGCGAGTAGTGTTCGTACCGAATGAGAACGGCTTTAAAGAAGCTAAGTTCAAGATCTTTAAGAAGAACAAGCACGGGGACCGGGTTGCTGAAGTCATCTATACCCGGGAGTTCTTCAATTATGTTCGTCAAAAGAACTACCACCTTTCACCGTCGTTGGTGGCTTACACTCATACCGACGAAGAACAAGCTGTTAACTCGATCGCAACCGAAACCTTCATTGACTTCCGTCGTTTCTACAAAGGGAAGAAAGGTGAAGCAGAAGCGGCGGGTGATGAGGAAGCTAAGAAAGCCTTCCACGAAATCCAGAACGCCTTGAAGATCTTCAACAACGCCCAGTCGGGTGCCATGTCGTCTTCGGGCACTCCGTTGTTCAACCACTCTGGTCACACCACACTGACCAGTATCTGCCGTTCCTTGACCTCGACTGCAAACTTGATTAACGAACGACTGATTACCGGTAACCGGTTGCTGTTGTCGTACAACAAGACGATTGAAGGTTTCTTGGCTCAGTTGCAGTTCTCTGATCATCACCTCATTGAGGAAGTGATTAAAGAACACGGTATGCAGTACGCGACAGTTGACCAAGTCATGGACATGGTTCGTCGTTGTGCCAACTACTATTTCAGCAGTAAGTCTAAACTGTCGAAGATCCAACGGTTCGTTGAAGTACTGTCCGGTCTGGAACGTACCATCCTGTTGTGTGTGATGGACATTCGTGGTCTGTACACAACTAACCCGAAAGTCATGACCCAGTTCTTTGCTGAGTGGTGTGCGGTTCCTGAGATTCCAGAAGGGGCTCAGGCGGATGACTTCCTTAAGCCAACCAACGGGGACTACAAGATCCTCTGCTTGACCAAGCTGGGCAAAGACCCAAGCAAGTTGGCAATGAACCACCTGAACGAATACCACGTGAGTTTGGAAGCCAAGTGGTCCAAGTTCATCATGGCATTCTTCCGTTCTCGTATTCCGCCGACTGGGATTTACGATGTAAAAGAGATCGTTCGTGAAAGCGTGATGACCTCCGACACTGACTCCGTGATCTACAGTGTTGACATGGTAATTGAGAACTTCGCTAAGGACGAAGAAACAGAGATTCGTTTCAACGGCGTATTGACGTACTTCATCCGTTGCATTGCTGTAGACCAACACGCCAAGCTCAGCGTTAACATGAACGTGGCGAAGAAGTTCCAGCATCGTCTGCACATGAAGAATGAGTTCCTGTATACCTCGTACTTTACGACCAACATGTCGAAGCACTACTTCATGCTGGAACTGATGTGTGAAGGGGTGATGCATGATGCAGCTAAGCTAGAAATGAAAGGGGTTCACTTGAAGGGTGTGAAAATTGCGGAACTGGTCCGTAACTTTACGAAGAAAGTGATGAGGCAAGCACTTGATACGCTGTACAACAAACAGAAGTTGTGTGCGGCGACCCTGCTTAAAGAAGTGGCTGACATTGAACGAGCGTTGATCGACAATATCAGTAATGGCGGATGGTTGTGGTTGCGGAAGGATAACATCAAGCATGAATCGGTGTACGCCAATCCGGACTCGAGCATCTACTACTACCACAAGATGTGGAAGAACCTGTTGGAGCCTAAGTACGGTGAAGCACCTCAACTGCCGTACAAAGCGTATAAGGTGAACTTGGCGCTCGATGGCAAGAAGAAGATGGCAGCCTTCATTGACAGTATCGAAGACGCTAACTTCAAAGCGATGGCTCAGTCCTTCTTCAAGGATCGTGACGGTCTGACGTCTCTGTATGTCCCGACAGACATGATCGAAGGCATGGGTGGTATTCCTAAAGAGTTCTTGCCGTTTGTAGACATTCGGCAGGTTATCCAACAAAACTTGAAGTCGGTGTATGCGATCTTGGAATCGTTCGGGTTATTCATTCTGAACGCCAAGACCACCCGACTGGTATCGGACGAGCATTAATGAATGATCAACCGTAAGAAGGTTATTTCCAATAACGATGAAACCGGTGTCCGTTTGTACTGGCACCGGGAGGCTATGGTTTACTTCGGGGCAACCGGGCGAGGGATAGAACATTTCATCCCCGGTCTTGAGCCTTATTACGAGGACCATATGACTGTGTTAGAGGATGTGGTTATTCAGACGGCCTTTGATTTCACTGAGTACCAGATCTTCCCAACTTGCCCGAGCGTGGTAGAGGGGATCCTGAAACTGCTTGAACCCACTAACTTGGTTACCCCCGCACTCCAGGTTAGCCTCCCTTTCTTTAAAGCGGCCTATGGGATGAAGTAATGGATAGATTCAACAAGAAGGAAACCAAGGTATTCTCCACTGGAAGAGAGGACGACTATGCCGCCATCTACACCCATGTGCACACCGGGCTAAAGATTGGGGTGAGTTACGACCAGCATATCCTGCACCGTACCTGTGTCGAGGTGCCTAAGCCCACATCAATAAACGTGCTGAAACATGTTTGGGTGGAAGCTTGGTACACCGGAGAGCTTTGTGAGTTTTATGTTGACCACATTGATGACGTCCGTCGGCTTGTGTCCATTCTGCATGAGACAGAAGCCAGTAGTGTCAGGGTGGTAGTTTCCGAAGAGTTCATCAGAGCAGGCTTACTTCAGTTATAGCAGTTCTCGGACCTATATCACTAGGGTAACTAAGACTTATCATCTTGTTATCCTTGGAGGTTGTTGATGGCTAAAGTGGTTTTCCTTCGCCCTAATGATATGCTCGTCGGCGTAAAGAGTCATTACGCGGAAGCCAATGTTTTCTTAGAGGAATGTCGGCGACTGAATAAAGAGGTTGATCTTCTATCAGAAGAACTCAGCCGTCTTCATGATGAGGAGCATGCCGTGGTGATGCAAGGAGTCATAGCTTACCTAGACTCAGATGCAGAGCAGGTCTTTGCCCAACGACGCCAAGAGGTGTTCGAAAGGAAAGCCCAACTCATCGAGGAGAGCCAACAGGCTCTAGATAAAGGGTCGGCTAAGCTCAAATGGATCAAAGAAACATTTAGCTGAATAATAGCAGAGTGGGCTTGCGCCCACTCTGCCTTATCTATGCTCTTTTATTTTTTGCCCAAGTTTTCTTCATTGAGCTTATTGACCAGCATCGCCAACTCGTAGAACCAGCCTTTGAAGTAGGCTTCTGGAACACGCTCCAAGTTCTGGATACGCAAGTGGTGTGTTCTAGCGATCATGGTGTTGACATCACCCGCCTTATAACCGCCTTCATTACAGAAGGACAGGTAGATCGCCAACAGCTTCAGGATGGCCGGTTCCCAAATCCACATGGTCTGGACAAAGACAGCGTTGTTACCTGCCCGGACGTAGTTGAAGTAAGGTTCCGAATAGATGCTGACAATGGCTTTCAGGAAGTGATCGAAATTCGCCAGTCGGCGGTTCTTGTAGTAACTGACCAGCCACCGGATCAATTCACCGTAGAACCGTTGGTCGTTAGCCAAGGTAAACACCACGTTATCGGTGGTGATTAATTCCTCACTAGGGACCCCATTAATAACGTGCTCATACAACACGTTGATAATGCTCAGCTGGTTTTGCATGAGCTGCGCATAGACGAAAGGGTACTGGGCGATGTACGCTCCGGGACCTGCATCACGTTCGCGATTAAGTCTCTGATACATCCACCAACCCACTGCCAGCTCCACGAGATCCACACCCATGATTGCCAAGTCGCCAATGGCCGACCGAATGTAGTTAACGGGCTTGGTCACGTTGTGCTTATAGCTGTGGGAGGTGATGGTAGAACACAACGGCACCACCGGACGTAGCTTGTCCAAATCCAAGGTCGCTTCATTGTAAACCTTGGTGTTGTCAATCAGGCACCAGTGCTCTCGAGTGTTGTTCCGATAGAACCCGTCACTGATCGCTTGACCCACTCGGTTCGGGGAAGTAATCTTGAACTGAGTACATAATGAATATGCACGTAGCCGCGTGTATTCAACGACGTACTTCAAATCCCAGTCTTTGTCGATACTGAGCTGGTGAAGAAGCCCGACCAAGATGTGTTCGTTCTCGACGTTAAAAGGTTGAGCAGCGGTCCACTCAAGGAAGGCGTTTTTGTTGAAGTCGGTTTGACGGCGCATATTCCCGACTTCCGGGAATCGGAGTAGTGGGTAGCTGGTATTGGACGGTACAGGAAACGATAAGGTTCTCATAACTAGTTATTTCCATGTGTCGTTCTATTCTATACACACACTAATATTCCGGGCGAGATCCCGGAAAGTCCAGAGTGCGTTTAGTAAATTTGGGCTAAAGGTTTAAAGCTGCTATAGCATTCCAGCCGGTTCAGGTGAAAAGCTACAGTAACTAAAAAATCTCAAGTCTATATTACTAGTACGAATCGAAGATAGAAATGTGTGTAGGCATACACTGAGCGATTCTGCTAACAGTCACCCTTTCTTAAGAAAAGATGGAGTAATACTTTTATGGCCGTTCAATCCAACCGTAATAAAGCGGGCGCGAATTCCTGGGATGGTAAAGATGGTAGTGCTGTCGAGTTCTCCGCACTGTCGGAACTCTTCCATACCCCTTCCATGTCCTCCGACAACCGCCAGCTGCCGGAAGTCGATGAAGTCATCGAGATCCTGAAGAAGGGCTACACCGCGATGGCCGAATCGACCATCCAGCCTGCCCAGCGCGCGATCATCCCGACCGTCGACAAAGTGTCGCCCGTCATCAGCTCCACCCTGCCGGGTCTGGTCATGCACCGCATCGTCGGTCAGAGCGTCTGGGTCATGCTGGTACTGTTCTCCAACAAGGACAACGCCATCGCGACCGAAACCGTTCAAGTGCTTCAGCCTATGGGCATGCCGCACAAGACCTCGGTCCTGCTGACCCCGACCAACTACTTCACCAACGAGCTGGTCGACAACTTGAAGAAGCACTTCAAGCAGCTGCTCGAAACCAACGGCATGAAGGGCGACGTCGAAATCATCAACCTGATGACCGAAGACCTGGAAATGCTGAACCACTCCCAGGCCGGTGAGCCGAAAGAGCGTCCACAGCGCATCGCCAACTACCTGAAAGGCGAGTGGGAAACAGCGGTCTTCTGCAAACTGTCGGCCGAGTATCCGAAGCACAAGCAACAACTGCCTTCGCCGTTCAAAGATCCTGATGCACCGTACGGCAAAGACGGCTGGGCAGAAGCACGCGTTTCGGCGATCGAAAACAAGGTATCGAAAGCTGGTACCCTGATGCCGTCCAACATGGAACTGGTGATCTCGACCACCAACAACCCGAACAGCAACCAAAACAACCAGAACAACCCGAACTCGAAAGGGATCGTGCGCGCTCTGGCTACTGTTCAGTTGTCGGCGATCAGCTACCAAATGCACATGCAGAACATCGCGGCGATCTCGCAGGCCGGTGGTCAAGCCGATGCTATCCAGGCGTTCCTGGGCATCAACGGCGGCATGTACATGAACGGCTACCGTCCGCTGCACCCGGTCATCACTCTCGACCACGCCAACGCGGAAGAGATGATGAACTACAACAACGGCCTGTTCCCGCACTACTACGCGCTGTTCGCGCTGATGTGCACCAACACCGACTACATCTTCACTGAACCACTTCGTCGTGCAAACGTCGGCGCCCGGGGCAACCTGAGCTCTTTCGAACCGCGCATCGAAACGCTGATCGCCCAAGTCTACACCGGTGCCCGTCCTCAGATGGACGACAAGACCATCCTGGACACCGAAGCGGTCAACAAGTGGATCCATCAGAACATCTCTCCAAACGCGCTGTTCCGCAGCAACGTGATCCTGGGCGGCCTGGCCTCTCCGGTGAACAAGCACCTGGAAGTTCTGTCGGACCCGGTTCTGGCGAATCGTCAGTCGGCCATTCAGGCCATGATCGCAGTAATGGACGCAATGTCCAACGGTCGCTTCTCGCAGATCGTTGCTGAAAACATCAAGTCCGGCAAAGGCTGGAAGCCGACTGATGTCGCTCTGCACCGCACCAAGATGATCGCGGTGAACGGCCTCGCGAAGAACCCACAAGGTCGCGAGCTGAACACCCTGGAAGTCGACGAGATGTACCTGGGCACCCACAAAGGTAAGGCTGGTCTGCAACAGTCCATGAACTACCTGGGCGTGCTGTACGGTAGCAACAACGAAGAAGTTCGTTCGCGCTGCCAGAAGCTGCGTATCGAGATGACCACCGGTCTTTTCGATGGCCACGTGCACATCAACAACTTCGGCTACTCCTGCGTCTGGGATCCGCATCTGATGGCTGTTATCGGTGCCGCTCTGTCGGAAATCGGTACGCTGAACGTTGCGAACACCTACAGCTCGATGCGTCCGAACAACATGGCGTTCATGCCAATGGCTGGCCTGCAAACCGTTACGTCGGTGGGCAACGCCAACAACATGAACATCCTGGGCGGTTTCGGTAACGGCGGCATCTGGGGTTAAGCGGTAACTGAGTAGTAGGTTAGGGGACTTCGGTCCCCTAACCTCTATTCTTCTTTTTTAAATTTCAGGAGTTAGCTTTATGTTTGCACCCAACTTAACTCCCAGTAATGAACTAGCGATCAAAATGCTGACGCGGTTCAGTGAAGAGAACCTGGACCCCATGCCATGGTTCGCGCGGTTCGCCAGTAATCTAACTTCATCGTTAGAAGACGACCCGCAATTCTCTAAACCGTTGTATCCGGATTTCCCTGACTATAACCACATGCACGATACCAGCCGGTTGAAGCATGTGTACCTGAACGACTTCGACTTCAACTTGGAAGAAGATCGTGAACGGTTGGCACGGATTACCCGGATGGAGTTTGAGGAGAACTCTTTTGAAACGGTTGCGAAGTGTCAGTACGGTTGTACAAAAGGTAACTACCTGCTTAACAGTGGGCGGGTCTGCAAGAAGTGTGGTACTCCGGTCGAGATCTTTCTGAACGAGGGTGAAGACACTCGCGTCTGGTTGAAATGTCCGGAAGGTGTAGAGAAGTTTATCAACATCGGCTTCTTTACTACGTTCTTCAACAACATCCTGATTGCTAACCCCAGTCCGTCCATCTCGGTGCCTCGGTTCTTTGTTGATCCGATTTATCGAGCTGAGCAAAAGAAGAAGCGTAATGGCTCCAACATTGCGTTGAACCAGTTGCTGCAAGACCTCAAGATCACCCAGATCAACCTGAACACGTTCTACCAGAATTGTGATCAGATCATGGAATACATCCTCGTCGGTAAGGGCGCTCGGTATTCCAAGTTAAAGAAAGACGGTCCAGAAGCACTGGCCATGTATCACAAGTTCAAAGAGATTGCGTTCTGCGATTACATCAAGGTTCCGGCTCGTTACTGTGTGGTACTGGAAAAGACCGGTAAAGAAGTCCTCAGTTACAAGCACCACCCGGAGACGGCTAAGCTTTATCATGCCATTGCAGACACTGCGAAAAGCAATGCCTTGGTGAAGTTGAGCGCTAAAGACCTGTTGAAGAACGTTGATATCGTCGGTAAGAACTTGGTAGCCCTCAGCGACCAATACCGCGAGACCAACAACCCGAAAGGTATCTTTAACAAGCCAGGGATTAACCGTAAGCACGTTTGTGCAGGTCCAGTCCCTGTAACCGGCAGATCGGTTATTACGTCTCAGACTGGTATCATCAACGCTGATGAGATCATGGTGCCTTGGAAGCTCATGAATCAGATGTACGAAACACCGATTCTGAGTTACCTGTACCGTAAAGGTTTCACCCCGGTTAAAGCAAAGTTGCTGCACCGTAAAGCGTCGTATGAGATTGTACCAGAGATCGATGAGTTCTTCCGTTATGCGGAAGAGAACCGCCAGATGGTTATGTTGGCAGGTCGTAACCCTTCGATTGAATATTTGAGTCGTAAGGCATTCTTCCCACGGGTTAACCGAGACCTGACAGATGAAAGCGTTAAAATCCCGATCACTGGTACACGGGAATTCAACGCCGACTTCGACGGGGATCAGATGTATTTGATTGGGCTCATCGATAACGAGTCCAAGGCGAAGGCGTACGGAGCGTGGGGTCACCATCAGGTACTCGATCGCAACGTGCCCTTTAAAGTAAGTCGTTATGCTGGTCAAACGGTGACAACGCAGATGAACCTCAACACTATGTTGATGCAGACACCACTGATGACCACTTTGCCGGAGGGACAGGACTTTGAACAGCGCGGACGCGTTTAGTTTCTCCATCTCGGGTAGTCATACCGAGGGTTCCATTAACCGTTACGCCGATTACCTGAGCCGTGCCAATACCGCATTGGGTCGGTTCGGCGGGTGGTTAGGGGAACAAGCAGCACGCAACATGGAGTCGTTTGATAACTTCCTGCAATCCCGTGCTTGGGAAATGGGTAAGCGACTCCTGAACAAAGAAGATGGCGAGTTCGTGGGTCGTTATTCGATCGGTTACTTGGGCAGTGTTAATGCCCAGCAACAAGCTGATGGTTATATGCGGGATGTCATTATGGCAAACCCTATTCTCCAGCAGCTTTACCTTGACGGTGAGATCGAAGGTTACGGTGGCGAGTTCAGTCACTTCTGTAGTGGTATTGGTGCGGACAACTTGATCTGGCGTCGGATGTACGACGGCGTGCTTAACCTCACCAAGCAGGATGATGTGAACCATTTGAGTCGAGTGTCGTATAACGATTCGGCAGTTGGTAAGTACAGCTACCGAGACAAAGTGTACGCTCACAAAACCCATGCGGCGAGCAATCACCACATTGCCACTACTCAGTTCGATATCACGTCGAGCCAAGGTAACAAGCGCAAGTCGTTCTTGGATGTGGAAGAAGAGTAACTCTAAAACAGGTGAGGGGTAACACCCTCATCTGTTACTAACCTTTATTTTTTCTTCTTCTTATAGAGGGTTATTTTTATTGGGAGTTATTTATGGCACGGTTTTGCATCGCTACAATGGATACCCGCAGTGCTTGGGAGACCGAGTCACCGCTGAACGCCATCTCTCTCCACACCACCTATTTCTTTGCAGCACGAGAGAATCAGGACAAGCTCCTGACCAACGTTCCTAACTTCTACGGGCTCTGGCAGAAGTACGGCGAGACCCCTGAACGGCTGAAAGACAATCTTAAGACCATCTTCACGGACTACATGAAGGAACAGTTCGACGATGTTCTTATTGAAGTCATCCAACAAAATCTTACTGGGCAGGCAAACAATTACAGGTTAATACTGACCGGTAAAGTTATTGTTGATGCGGTTGTTTACGATTTGGCTGAAACCATTTTGGTAACCGGCGAATTTTACAAAGTCCTAACTAACGAGAGACTACGACAATGAATCAGATGGAACGCGATCAGATCATCGAGAACGACCTGGGCTGGGCAAAGCACATCAAGGTCACCGAGATCGACGGCAAGCTCATGATGGGCAACAACGGTAAGAAGGATCTGCCGTACAACATCTCGCACGTCATGAAAGAAGAAGAGTTCGTCAAGAAGTGGATGCTGGCCTTTGCGGTGGGCAACCGTCTGGGCGTCAACTACTTCAACCAAGGCGAATGGTTCAGCTTCTCCTACGGCGGCACTCGTGCAGTCCTCATCGTTGGCCTGAACCCGTCTACCGGCGCGTATGAGCCGATCTTTGCGGTTCCGCCGTTGACTACCATCAACCTGACCAAAGAAGACCGTGAGAAGCTTCGTCTGGCCGCTGGTGTGATGCATGCCAACAGTGAAGATGCTGCGAAGAAGAACGACATCAACGCCAACCTCTCCGTGGCCAACACCCTGGCTGACGCTCGCATCGGTCTCGAAGCACCAGCGATGGAGATGAGTGATCTGGTTCGCGCTGATTTCTTCGCCAAGTACAACATCGTTCCTGAAGTAGAACGTGGGGTCTACTACATCCGTGACGTGGTTCGTGAAGGCCAGCCGACCAAGATCGAAGACCTCGACCGCGCTCGCAACATCCTGCACCGCGATCACCTCGGTAAACAAGTTACCAAGGCCGAATACGAGTTCCTCCACGAACTGAGCCTCGGTACGTTTATCATCGAGGGCAAAGAAGGCGTCGACTACATCACCGACGGCAGCGACAACTTGGGTACTGAAGTCAATAAAGAAACACAGCAGACCCAATCTAAGGCACCAACCGTGCCAGATTCACCATTTGAGTGTTAAGTTTTTAGGGTAAAGGGGATTACCGATGCGGGCTTTGGCATGTTCCGACCAACACACGCTTCACCAGACCACTCCAACGCACCATGTGCTGGGGAACATGTCACAGTTCTTCTACAAAGACAACGATCTCAGTAAAGTCGATATCGTGTTCTTTGGTGGCGACTTGATGGACAAGTTGGTAGATGCCCCTAACCCTGATTTGCTCAAGGTTAAGGAGTGGTTTAAAGAGTTCGGCGATGTCTGCCACAAATACGGTACCGAGATCCTGCTATTGGAGGGGACTTTCTATCATGAGTGGGGGCAACCTAAACACTTACTGACAGTAGTCCCGACAGGATCTGCTTTTCGTTATGTTGACACGATCGAAGTGGTACGTTATCCGCATCTCGATGATTTAACTGTTCTGTGTATTCCTGATAACCTCCAGGCCATGACGCCTGATGAGATTTGGGAAGCAGCGCTCAATGCACTGAAACAAAACAACCTGACCAAGGTGGACACGATTCTGTTCCACCAAGCGTTCACGGACCAGCTACCGACTAAGATGCGACACACCACGCACGATCAATCGCGTTGGGAATCCATCTGCACGTACTTTATTCTGTCGGGGCACATTCATACTCCCTCCATTGTGGGTAAGCGTTACACGATGGGGTCCTTTGACCGGATCAGTCATGGTGAAGAACATCCCAAGGGTGGCTACATCATTGATCTGGACAAAAAGAAAGAAACATTCAACATCCAGTTCTGGGAGAACAAGAAAGCTCTTCCTTATGTGACGTTGACGGTTAAAGAAGATATTTCAACAGAAGTCTTGGTGAAGAAACTTCGCGAATTCATCCGCGATAAGAATCTACCGCCCTTCTCTCAAATCCGCATTAAGGGCGGGCCGGCTGACATTGTTACACCGGTTATCAAAATCTTTGAAAAGGAGTTCACTCAATACGGGTTCAAGGCCAAGAACATCAAGGCCGAGGAAGAACTGGTAGAAGAGGAAATCTACACGGACAGTACCTACAGTGGAGTATCAGTCACTAAAGACAATATCTCCGCCCTACTTGTCAAAGAAGTCGGTGCTGAGTTTGCTGATAAAGGTATCAGTATCGACGAGGCCTTGGCAGTGTTGGAGGAATTTAAATGAGAAGTATAGGTGCGTTGGGGATGAGCATCGGCACGTCCCTTGCCATCGAGCAACCGGAGGCCGCTGCTCAGATACGAGGTTCAGACGTTATCCTGCTCAATCTACTTACTTTGATCCGTAACGCTCACGACGCGTATGAGACCAAGGAAGAGAAAGCAGCGCTTAAGCCTGAACAACTTATGGATGACGTGGTAAATGACCTCAGGGAGCTCAGCAAGTGGTTAGAGGAGGTTCGTAAGACCAAACCGCTCCGATTGGTTGTTTATTATCCTTATTACACTTCGATCAGGTTCAGGTTCCCTTTGGCCGAGTTTGCCAAGCGTGAAACAGAGAACCAAAAGAAGTTCGATAAGCTCTCATCGAAATGTGCTGAAATGATTCACAGTAAGTACAGAAAACTGATTGAGCTTACCGACGTCGGCATGCCCTCCTTTCAAGGTAAGGGGATCGTCATGACTCACCGTGTGGTTGATCTAGCGGTTTATGATCATCCAGCCAGACTAACACTGATGGAATCCTACACGGGGAAACTTAAGCCTTATACACAGTGGTACAC